TTCTTTTACTGGAGGTATTGGGACATCCACATTCACCGGTGTAATACTTACTCCCGATTTTCTTACATTATTCGATTCAGTGACAGACAAAACCTCCTTCGAAATAGTGCCGAGTTGGTATGTTCCTGCTGGTAGTAGTCGATTCTTTGCTGCTCGAAGAATGCGTGACCATGCCGAGGTTGGAGGAAATAGCCCCGATATGAAACAAACAGATTGGAATAAAGCCCCTACGCCGTTCACTATGTTTACTGAAAATTCGATGACACCTATCCCAGTACCACGTATGGGCCATCATTTCATCACACCTACAATGGCTATGACCCCCGGCCATTATGCCCATCCGGTTTATCAGCGCCTGTATGACTTACATCACTCCTGTAATACCGCATCCATTTCTGCATCGAGTACTGCTTTTACTCGTGACCCACTCGTTTGGTTTTCTACTCCTACTGCTTCATATCGGCCCAGTGATGTACATGGCGGGGCATTCACCCTCCTAACCGAAACTAAAGTGCGTTATGACGGGTATGGCATTCTTGCCGCTGTAGGGGCAGCGGGTACCACTAACAGTCAAGGCACACACGAAATTGTGTTAGAAGCCGCTGGGGCTTACACATTACGGGACCATTTCCCTGACCCCTTAGAAGTAGGGGCTTATCAAATTGTAATACAACCTAATCTCTACAAACAACAATTCAAAGGATTTCACCGTAATCACAGTACAGCCACCAAGGCTCCATACGAAAGTGGCACACTATCTACCGAACTTACTGGACAACAAGTGAATACTGTCATCGCAATTGAACATACAGTGTCGGCGGCCGGTGCAGTTACTTTGATTTTGGCGGAAGCCACAATGGCAGATACTCGTGGCTGTGAAGTAATGATGAACGAAGTCATGTTGGATATTTCGCCTGACCCCAGCGAACAATTCACTCAATTGCCCACACTCGCATTATTCAATCCAATAGGAGTGAATGAGACGGCATCTCCGTCTCTTACTCGCCGTAGTCTGCCTTATCGGCCGGGGACATTCGAACGAAGTACTCCCGGTTATACTCTTACTGTCCCTTGGTGGGCTCAATTACACAAGGACGGGCCCAGTGCTGCTTCTGCGGTCGGTTTCCGAGGAATCGAGCATCATAAGCCAGATGATTATTACCAATTCTGTAGAGCCACTTATGGGGCGGTTGGCTCCCAAATAACGTTGGCCGGATATCCTTCGTCTTTCGTGGATATTTACGAAGCACATCGCAGAGTAAGAAGTCTGAACCCACATGCAATAGCGATAAGCGATAATGGGGCCAGTACGATTACAGTAGATGATTGCGAATTATTCCCAGTAGTTCCCTATTATGGGGAGCAACTCGAATACATCGATTCATCCGGAGTTAGACAGACTGCTACCTACACCAATCGCACTGGTACTGCTGCGCATGTTCCTCTCGCGGGGGCACATACATTCGAAGGAGTAACTGGTAGTGCCGCATTTTGGGCAGGTATGGTCCCTGATGTAATCATAAGACTCACTGGCCCATACAATGTTCTTACTGCTGGTGATATATTCAAATCATCTAAGCAGAGTATGATAACGCGTATTTTACCTCAGGTGTTACATGGAAGTCGAGATACTAATAGTCTGCATATGGCTGACGCTTATCTTTGTCTTTGGCATCCTAATCTTGGGCGACCTTACACATATTATGGGGACAACGTTAGTCGCAGTTTCTATGATGGGGCAGGAACTGCTGATAATGCCGTAGACGAAAAGGGACTTAACAATCTGCCAGAACATTTTGAGACAATTCGCTATCAGGAATTCTTTTACAATATCAGTAAAGGGCCTTTGGCTTTCGATATGAAATGGCTGAAGCCCCAAGATGATGGTACCGCATTGGCACCAACTGACCCTTTGTTGGTACCATTCGAAGCACAAGGGGACGCCACTAATTTCTTTTCGGGGTTCTGGCCGGGGGGTTCTCGCGGAGGGGCCGCTGGGAGTAGATTGGATGGATACAATGTGGTGAATGTCGGTTGGGGAGGAAAAGATTTTGACACAGATTGTAATTCTTATGACTTCTTAGATACAACAACTGGCCTCCGCACACGTACATATTCTCAAATGAATTCTGCTTCTGAGTTTGACCGTAATCGCTGTTTCGGGTGGCGATTTGCTGTGCGCCCGGCTTATAATCGGCCAAGGTGGGCTCCCAGTGTAAGAGGCTGGTTAGAAGTAGATGTAGTCGGAGGTGCAGATACTGGGGTCCAAGCGGGTTACTATCATGGCCCATTCATACAACAAGATAGCAGTACTTGGGTTTCTAAAGCCGATGCCGGTCTAAGTGCCCCTTCTCCCTCATTCAATGAATTAGTGACTGGTATAATTGAGCGCCAAACTGAAATTACTGCTATGCTCGGTAATGACCAATTAGGTAGACAAGTAAGGTATGCAGATGGGAGACGTATTACTCGTGCTTATGGTTGCCCTCTGAGAATATTACGTAACCCAAGTACTGCTCGCCGTATGTTCCCCGGAGATAGTGCAGGTAAGAACATCAGCGAACTTGCTGATGCTCATCGCTATTATCTGGTAGATTGGTGGGGTAATACTCGCGGAGAAGATATGAGGAGATTTCCGGTAAGAGCATTCGGAGTAAGGCCGGCTTGGGACCCAGAAGCCTATGAAGATGGAGGAATAGGCGACGAACCAACTGCACGTAATTTATTCCACACTATCGCCGGAGAATATCCACCCATCATGCGCGGTAATACTAATTCCACCAATAGTAGCATTGACCCTGTAGATTGGTTCAACCCTAAGAATGCTATGCGAGTCGGAGATAGTGGTAGCGGCAGAGGTGTCCGTTGGCCTACAGCATTCAATGAATGGAAATTACAGGCAGTAAGTGCGGATACAAGTAGTAGCGGATTAGTGACATCTTTCAGTACAGCCGAGCCCCCTTTCACAGTGGGCTTTTTGCGGCCTAATGATAATATCCTTGATGCTCGTGAAATACCGCGTGGCATCAGTGCACGATTAGGGGTGGACGAAGCGGGCTTACTCAAACCCGAGGCGGTTGTGGGGCAGAACATAGAGGACATCACATCATACAGTAGAGCGGGCGGAGAAACATTGGTAGACCCAGTAAGTAGAGTAGCCCCTCGTGTCGGTTTAGATGCAGATACTACAAGAGAGATTGATGGGGGGCAGCATGTTGATTATGTCGCCGTATCCACTCAGGCTCACAGTTTACACACGGACCGCTCTGTAGGACAACGGACATATATTTCCGGTGCTTTAGATTTAGGTTCTCAGACTCTTGGTGATTTCGACTTAACTACTCTTTCTTGGGCCAGTAATCCTAACAAGGGTGTGATACGCATGTCCGATTCTCATGCCTTCTGGCCACTTGGAGGCACTTATGTGTTAGAGGCGCGCAACTACGTCCAACCATTCGATGATACCGGATGGGGTTCGGATTTGCTGTACAGCCCTGTGACTACCAATTTACTATTCTGGCTCAAGGTTGATGCTATTACCGGTAAGGTAGATGGAGATACTGTGCAGACATGGGAAGATTCCAGTGTCAATAACAAGGATTTCACTAACACTGGTGGTAGTAGTACCCACCCCACTTACAAAACTAATATTCTTAATGGGAGGCCAATTTTGAGATTCGATGGCGGGGACCATGTTTTCCGTAGTTACGAAGCCGCTCTCAATCCACAAGAACTTACTATTTTTGTAGTGGTGGCTCCCACATTGGACACTGGTGGCACACAAACCATCGTCAGTTGGCGCAATAACACCCCTATTCAGGGCGCTAATCTGATGGTGGAAGGCGCTAATGATGCCTATAGGGCACAAATAGGGACCGACACAGATGCCGATGGTTTGGCCAACACATGGACAATCAAGGACACTACTGCCGGTAGTGTGGATTATATTAATTTTGATTTGTTAACATGTCGGATGGAAGATACTGATACAGACGGGCTGTCCGAAAAGGTACTTCTCCGGCAAGACGGTTTAGAGATATTGGACGATGTGCTCACTTCTGGTGTCACTGCCGGTGAATATGTGGTCAACACCAGTATCAATACTCAGATTGCGATAGGCTCGGCTACACAAATCACTGGTGATATTGCTGAAATCCTATTCTATGACCGCACTCTTACCCAGTTAGAGATGGAAAGAGTGGAGGGATATCTGGCGTTGAAGTATGCATTGACCCTCGACGCGAGCCATCCATATGCGGGATACACTACCAGTAATCCTTACCAAGATAGTAATCATCGTTCTGCATCAGCCCGTACTAATGCTACAGATAAGACAGTCAGATTCTTACTTCGCCCAAACCGTGTACTCGATAATCGGCATATCGAAATGATGAGAGCAGCACCTAAATTAGTAGCCGGTACACCACAGAAAGATGGGTCTGGTAACTATAACAATGCATATCGGTCACTGGCCGGTGGGAAGTATGGTCTGTTCAATTATGATGCACCGGGTGGGCGTACAGGGACTACCAGCCCCACCAGCCCGCCTTATGCTCCTGTATACGATGTAGATACAGGGACACCGACCGCCGCCGATTCGGTAGGACCAAATATCCCCGGAGCAGAAGCCACCGGATTCATCAATGATGTTACACAAACTGTAGGGCGTGTTTACATTACAGAAAACACATTGGAACATTTCCGTAGTGATGCCCCACGTAGACGCACTGTGGAGGAGAATGGAGCAAGAGCGACTAAACCGGATTATGCCATCCAACCACGCTATAGCCAATCCCTTCATCCGAAAGGCGAGGGCGGAATCTCTAACTTCAATACTGGGGACCATACAGGAGAATGAGATGATGGGCCAGATTGATAAAGAAATGGTATCTCCTAATCTCGAAGATATGGATTGGGTAGCGAATACCGTTCAATATGGGCCTGCACAAGATGAACGGGCTTGTTCTAATTGTAAAAATTTCAGAAGTCCGAATAAATTGGTCAGTTTACTTGGGTTCGCTAAAGGTACTTGTTCGGCTCTATTTGATTCTAAAGTAAGGCCGGATTTTGTTTGCAATAAATGGCAAAGTGCCTATGAACAACAACCAATAGAACAGCCAGAAGATGTGAAAGAATGGATGGGGCAATATAATACTTCAGGGAATGTAGGAGTTAGATACCCTACCGAAGATTTGTTAGACCAAAATAAGGAGGAGTAAGATGGGAATCGTACTCAATAAAAATACAGGCCGTACTGACGACGAGCAGTCTTCTGTGATGAAAGTCACGAGGCGTCCAGTATTTGTGGACAACGCTGTAGTGCATGCTCAATACCAATCTCTTAGTGGAGATAAGAGGTCTAAGGTAAGTAACCCTACAAAGAATGATTTCCAATTATCTCATGGGCGTAAATATCAGTTAGTAGAAGAAGAAGGGGGAATACGATTAGCGCACAATCAACGCCCCGGCCATCTTTACCAAGGGGCTGTTTATTTTGATGGTGGTACCCTTACTTCCACTGCAACTCTTCCCACTCTCATATATGGGGCCAGCGGACTACCCGCCAATAATATTGAGCGATTGTCTGTAGAGAGGATTGAAGATGTTTCTCTCGGTAGCCGCTTATTTTTACACAATATGAGTGGGAGAGAATTACTGGACCTCGGCTTCACTCAAGACGAAGTAAGATTAGGTCAACCCATAGATGTAGGGCTACGTACAACAGACTTAGCCCAAACTATCGCTAAGACTTTGGATAATACATTCACATCCATTTCGTTCGGTAACCCCCATAGCCCTAATCGTTCTTATGTACAAAGGACACACCACAGCCAGCAGTTCCTTTCTCAAGATTTCCGTAACGTGAATATGCTTACTGCATTGAGATTCATAGGGAGACATGATGGTCGAGTTGTATTATTCGACCGCTTCGGCAATCTTATGTTCGTTCCATTCAATTTCACCCCTACTCGGCGTTCATTGAATCCTATACTTCGGGCTGGGGCATATACTGACAATTCCACTAAAAATGTGTACAATAGAATAACGATAGTAGGAGAACAGCGGTCACTCAATCACGGTATAAATGTGACATTAGATGACCGCTCTCAACAACAAGACGAACGAGATGTAAGTGATATCCAAATCAGAGAAATGCCATCTCCAATCGTAGACCCCAGTGTGACTACATTCACATCAGCAAGGCGTTTGGCCCGACAAATTCTAAGGGCCCAGTCTTTAGGCGTCGGCATGAAAAAGAGCGAAGGTCATCACAGCGCTTGGGATATTCGCGCTGGGGACATGGTCAATTACGGAGGTTCACCTATGGTCGCAATTCGTACTACTCATAGGTTGGCTAATAACCAAAGCGATTTCGAATTCATTTCGCAGGGGGCGGGGTTGCAGGCTTACATGCAGGCAGCACAAGAAGGAATTGTCGCTATTGGGGAAAGCGGATTACCCGAAAAGCATACTGCGATTACAAAAGAAGAT